ATTCGCGCGCAGATAATCCTCAATCTCAGCTGCCAATGCAAAGCACCGCTCAGTGCATTCCTGCTGCTGATTGCCCTCACGAACAACACTCACGTAAACGTCAAGCGTGTACGTTTCTTCCTTAGTCAGCTTCCCTAATGCTGCGAACTCTTGCGAGCCACTAATGTCTGCGAGCGCAATGAACTCGCGCGGCCCCGTAATTGGTGCGCCATACGACACCGTTACATCAGCCAAATCACTATTAGCGGCTAGGGCGGTGTAAAGCGCGGCTTTGAACGCTGGCGCAGTGCTCTTATACGTCGCGGTAGGACTCACAGCAACCCAACACGCCTGTAGGGGCTCAGCAAGCGAAGCGCAGCGGCCGGCAGCGCGTAGTTAGTTGGGCGATCGGGCCCAAGCTCACGCGGATCACTCAACACATCACCGAGGTCAAGGTTGACGACATCGCGGCGCATTGCTGCAGCAACGGAAACAACGCAAGCCTGCTTCACGTCAACAGGAATTGCGGCTGGCCCATAGGTGCCAACGATCGTCACCCTCGAGTACCCGAAGTACCTGGCCGAGTCGCTGTTCCACAGGTTGGCTTCCTGACTACTAAACTGGACTGCTGAAAACATGCCGTCATGATTCGTTACAGGTTGCGTTTGATAATCAGCGGCAGTAAGAACAAGAGCCGTTTCGTCAGCGTGAAACGTGATTGACGTGACGGTTCGAAGATCGAAGGGAACAAGCGAAAGCGTGTAGTAGCCGAGCGGCAGTTTGAACACGCGCGTTGCGGTGCCGACAGGATAAAGCTCGCGCTGCGTGTACTGCTGAATGGCTTTACTAACCGCAGCAATCGTCGTAGTAATCAGACTGTCGCGCGCCGTGTCAGCAACGGGCAGCTCGAGGAACGCCCTAGCTTCAGCAAGCGTGCACAAGTCACCCGTTGCCATTACTTACGCGCCTTCTTAGGCACACGCTTCTCAGCACGCTTAGCAGGCGTCACACCCTTAGCGCCGAGCAGACGCAGCTGCTCATCAACTTGCTTAACGCGATCGGTAAGCCCGCGTGACTCAAGGCCGGCGCGTTCACGAATCAGTGCTGCAATTTGTTGCTGGCTCATAGCCAACTCCTTTAAATCTTGTTTCAAGCGACGGCAGGGGAATCAAACCCCTGCCTAAGCCCACGCCACGTAGTGGCAATCAGGGCGCCGCAGTCAACCTTTAGAAGGCTGGTGTGACCAAGCCCGTGCCAGACACGATGCTTGTGTTTACACCGACGTAGCGTTCAGCAGTGAACGCAACGAAGTTGTAAAGGCGGAAACGAACAGTCGCTTCAGCCGAGAGGGTTTCGCGGAATACTTCAGCCTTTGGCGTACCTTCGAAAAGGTAAGCGTCAGCGAAACGCGAAATGATGATGATGTCCTGATTCGTACCAGCGCCAGTGTTCACGGCGATGTTTGGATCGAGGTACACAGGCAGGCCGAGAATGTTTCCGGCAGGCCCTTCAGCAACAACGTCACCTGACGTACCAAACGTGTTCATCGCCTGAGCGGTAGGAACAACGAGAGGACGCAGCGAACCATCAACACCAGCACAAAGTGCATAGAACCGGCGTGGATGCATCACGATTGCATCGGCAGGCAGGAAGCGACTTGTCGCAACCTGCTGAATGCCGTCAGCGATCTTCGCAACAGTTTCAGCAGCCGTAGGGCTCGCATCCGTGTACGTGATCGTGTTAACAGTGTCAGCGTTCACAAACCCCTCAAGGGTTCCCGAACCGCCGGTACCGTTAATGACAGCGTTACCAACAGCCTGCGCATGCGAAGCGGCAAGATCAGCAAAAATAACCTGATCGAACGCAATCGGGCTCTGCTCTACGAGCTGAACCGAAACATCCTGAATACCACCAATCGTGGTGACAGGTGCCGTGACCGTAGCGGTAACGAGGTTTGTCTCCTGCAGCGCACTGTTCTGCGATGCCTGAGCCGCGTTAGCGGTACCAGTCGTAATTGCTGGGAAGTTGATCGAGTCGGTGCCACCAGGCAGAGCGAACTTCGAACACAGATCAGCAGTAATACGGCCGGCACGTGCCTTAGCAATGTACTCATTGACAAGGTACGCAGGCGGCACGAAATCGCCACCACTTGTATCAGTGGTGTTGATGTCACGTGTTGCCAGTGCATGGCCTTGAAGGCGATCAGTTGCTTCACGATCACCCTTCGTCTTTGACAGGTACAGGTCGCGGAAGTACGAGCGCTCAGGGCGATCGGGCCGGTAAACCTGCTCGTTGCTAATGACCTCAACCTTGACGTCAGCGATCGGCTTAACAATCATTGACTCGCGGGCCTCAATCAGTGCTTCACGCTGCTCTACAGCGTCAGCGGCGCGCTCAGCTACTTCGAGCTTGCCATCAAACTCACCCTGAAGGGCGTCGAGATCGGCTGATTCGTCAGCAGTCTCAATAGCCGCAGCAGCGGCATGCATTTCCTCAACGGCAACATTGTGCGCGCGAGTTAGTTCATCAATCGAACTCATTAGAGTCCTTTCGAATGGTTATGAAGGGCAGCTTTGGTTTTTGCCTTAGCTGCTTGCAGGTTTTGGATAGCCTGCCGACCGCCAGTATCTGACTCGACGGTCCCGCCAGCATGTTGCTCGACGGAATCACCCCCAACCGTTTCCGGCTGCGAAGTGTCCAAAAGATTAGTAGGAATAAGCCCCTTGTCAGCCGCGGCACGCAGCAACGCGCGCACAGCCTGCACATCAGTTTGCGGATAAGCGCCGGCGGCAACAACACTCACGTCATACAGGCCGTCAATGCGATTCACGGTGCGCGTAACAGACCCCGCATCATCAACAGTCCACGTGTCGCCACCTTCAGGGATAGTGAAAGCGAAACTCATTTGATCAACAAGACCTGACTTCAGCTGCACAGCCAAATCCTTCGCGTAACTAAGCCGTGAGTCAATGCGGGCCCACATCTTCAAGCCGCGAATGTCCTCACCAAGCTCAAGCGTGCCATTACGAGTACGAGCAAGTGGCAGATCCATGTTATGACCGATCACCAAGTGAACGTCAGGGCTCGCGCCTAGCACGTCAGCAAACGCGCCTGGCTGAATGATCTCACGGAAACCACCGAGGTCATGGCTCATTTGATCAAAGACGGCTGCGTAACCAGTCACCGTCAGGTACTCAGCACCCATTGCTGATTCCCTAACCTCAAGTTTTACGGGGGCAGTGTGTCTAAACGGGCTCATTGCATCCTCTTCTTCTTCTTCAGCTGCCCCCGCAGCGTCAGGAATGTCATCAGGCGCCAAAGTTTCAATACCAAGCGACTGATACGCGGCGCGTGCCGCCTCATCATTGTCAACCGCGAGCACAATGTTGTACTCGCTCATTAGTGCCTCAGCAACAAGCGTTTTAAACTCGATCGTGCCTGCGTCCGTGTCGTTTAGGTAAAGATTGTAGTATTCAACACCGGCAGCTTCGAGAGCGGCAACGGTGTCAGCGCGATCGGCTTCCAAGCGGCCCGACACGATGCACACGGGCTCAGGACGCGCGTTAATGAAGTCAATGGTTGCGACGATCGGCTGAGCGCCGTCAAGCAGTGTGTCGTCGATCTCAGCAATGATGTGATCGTTGCCCTGATGCAAAGCGCGCGTTTCTTCGTCTAGTTGACGCACCTTTACATCCGCCCAACTGCGGCCAGCATCGCCGCCCCAAAGTTGCCACGCCACACGGCCGGCACCAGGATAATCCTTGTTGTCAGGGTCATTTTGTGGTGCCTCCAAGTCAACTGCGTGTCTAGCGAACCATGCGGGCATGCGCCGCACCTTTGATTCGGAAAGTGGCTCACGGTTCGCCATTTTTCTAGCGTCACTAATTGTTGCTTCAACGAGCCCGTCGCCACCTAAGCCTTCGTTGCGCCAGTCAAGTCCTTGCTGCGCAGCTGCGGCCATCCCAGCGTTAGGTGTTAGATCAGCCATTAAACGGGATTCGGTGCGCCACCAACAGGTGTCATTTGGATTTCTTCGCCACCAGGCGTCGGCGGATAGTTCTCAAGCGCACGAATCTCGTTAGGGCTGAGCCAACCGGCCTGACGTGCGGCCCGATAGGCTTCGTAGCGTTCACGTGTCGCCGGCCGCAGCAGTGCGTCGGCGTTAAACTCGGGATAAAGCGTCAGCTGCTCAGGGAACAAATCAGTATCGCGCGCGAATGCGGCCTCAATGCGACGAAGACGCGGTGCTAAACAAAACTTTAGGAAGTGCTCAGCCGTTTTCTGCGGATCAGCAACAGGCGCACCCGTAATCAGCTCGGCCGGCACGCCAAAGATGCGTGCAACGTCCTCAATACCTAGCTTTGCGCTCTCAGCAAACTGCGCGTCAACCATACTGACCGGCAAAACCTGAATGTCAGCGCCACCACCCAAAACAGCCGTCTTACGCGCGTTAACAAGGCCACGATGCGCCTGATTCCATTGATTCCCAATTTCCTCAGCTTGCTGCGTGTTTAGGTTCTGTGGCATCTTCAAAACAAGGCCAGGTGTCGCATCATTAGCGAAATAGCGGCCAGCAAACGATGCGAGCGCCACATTGTTACCGAGCGTGCCACGATGCAACGTCAAAGGACTCACGCCCGACGCGCCACCAAACGGTGCAAGACCCCTTACGTGCAGAATCTCACGACTCGTCAATGTTTTAGTGTCCGGCCCGTCCTGAATCTCAAACGTCACCTGCCCCTTAGCGTCAGCCTTAACTGTCACGCGACTAGCCGAAAGGACACGAAGCTCTTGCACCTGCCCCTGCGCAATCGTCTTGAGCACAAAAGCGTTACCAAAGCACTCAACGCTAGAAACAACATCCTGAATGAACTCAAACGCAGACTGCTCAAGGTTTGGGCTGTTGTGCAGCAGCTTGTATTGCTGCGTGCTGTCAGCTAGTTGGCGATCGAGCGCGCCAGCACGATCATAAACCTTCACGGGCATAGCGGCAATCGAATCAGCAACAAGCCTAACCGCGGCCATAACTGCCGGCAAACCAATGCTTTGCACAGGCGAAGCGTCAACACGCTGCGAACCAATGTCCAATGGTCCTGGCGCCACGCTCGTATCGGGGCCAAACGTCCTGATGCTCACGTCACGGCCAGCACGATTTAGCAATCTCACGGTAGTACCTGCACAAGCATCACGTTCTCCTTAGGAATCTCAACATGGCCCGCCAACTCAGTCGCGCCACCATCCCCAAGCATCACGGCACTCAAAATCACGTACCGTTTCGCGGCAACACCAACGAGGACGCCCTCAACGCTCGGCAACCCGTCCCGCTGATGAATACGCACCAACCGGCGGCCCCTAATACGCCAAGCAATCTTCAAGCACCAAACTGGCATGCGTTACCCCCGTAGTTTGACTGGTTGCCCGTTAACGCCCTCAACCCAAGTTTCATGCAACCGCTCAGCACCACTTTCGCTACGGCGGTGGTAGTAAGCCTGCTGCTCAGCCTGACGCAGCTGATCGCGTTGTTCGCTCCAATGCTCAACCTCAACATCATGCAACGCAAGTGCGGGCTCGAGCGGCGGCTGCCCCCAAAGGTAACTAAACCCATTATCGACGGGGTAGCGGTAGAAGTAGTGCGCGCCCGCAACCTCAAGACCTCGCATCGCCCTGTAAAGCAACCTAATTGGCTGCTTGTGCTGGCTTACCTTAATGACTTGCGGATCACTGCTGTTGCAAACCATGACTTCAGCAGCGTTCAAGTCGGTTTGTTCTAGCCGGCGCCGAAGATCAACAGCTTTCGTTACGAAGCAGTCAGCGTCAAGCACCCACAACCAATCGTCCTCAGTTGTAATCTGCTCAGCCAACCGAAACATCAGGCTGCGTTTCTCAACCTCATTGCCCGCAAACGGCAAGTCAGGTACGTGCAACGTCAAGCCAATGCCTGCGACGTGTGCGGCATGCGTAACGGCATCCTGCTGCATCACGCCACTACTGCGACCCGTAGCCGTCAACAACGCATACGGCCCATCT